ATAGAAATGATGTCATAGGAACTGGAGTGCTTTTAACCAAAAAAAGCGCTTGAAAATTCTCTGGTATTTTTTTATGCTGGAAGTTTTTCCACCATTGACAATATTATGTGTTTAGTGTATATTAGAGTTTGCTATGTCGAGTTATATTGATTTAAAATTTATTAATGAGTTAAGTGCCAGATTGTCGCAGTTTAAAAAGAAAGGCGACTATTTGTTCAACTTTAGATGTCCCCATTGTGGTGATTCTAAAAAGAACAAAACCAAGGCAAGAGCCTATCTCTATAGAGTAAAAAATGACATGTTTTTTAAATGTCATAACTGTGGTGAAGGACAGAGTTTTGGAAATTTACTAAAATTCTTAGATAATAAGAAATACGAACAATACTTATTAGAAAGATACAAAGGGTCGGCACCCTCCACGCCTCAGCCGAAGTTTACAAACTTTAAACCAGAATTTAAAGAGGTAGACATACTGAATGGTCTTCAATCTGTTTCTGATTTGAAAGAAGACCATCCAGTAAAACAATATGTTTTAAAAAGAATGATACCCGAATCATATCATTCAAAATTATTTTTATGTGATAAGTTTATGGCATTTGTGAACAAAACAAAGCCAAATACTTTTAGTCATACAAAAGGTGAACATCCAAGATTGATTATACCTTTTTATGACATAGACGGAAAAGTGTTTGCTTATCAAGGCCGAGCTTTCGGCAAAGAACAACCAAAATATCTAACTATTAAGTTAGACGAGAATAAACAAAAGGTTTACGGTTTAGATACTGTTAACCTACAAGAACATATTACTATAGTCGAAGGACCTATAGATAGTATGTTTTTAGATAATTGTTTGGCGGCTGCCGGTGCAGACTTGACAATAAAGGTAGAACCTGATAATGTAACATACATATTTGATAATGAGCCAAGAAACAAAGAAATTATAAAAAGAATGTATGATGTGATTGAAAAGGATTATAATGTGGTCATCTGGCCAGATGATGTACAACTGAAAGATGTAAATGATATGATTATGAATGGTATGACAAAGGCAGAGGTACAAAGTATTATAAGTAGCAACACCTTTTCAAAATTAGAAGCGTTAACTAAAATGAGTTATTATAAGAAATGTTAGGAGAGATTAATGGTAAATAAAGAAATATTAAATGTACAGAAAAGAAACGGAAGAGGTACTGAACCTCTTAACATTGAAAAGATACACGAAATGGTAGAATATGCATGTGAAGATATTTCAGGTGTATCATCATCTCAGGTTGAGATGTCAAGTGGCCTACAATTTTATGATGGTATGACCACAGATGAAATTCAACAAATTTTAATTAAATCAGCTTCAGACCTTATCTCATTAGAAAATCCTAATTATCAATATGTAGCGGCTAGATTACTTCTTTATAGTTTGAGAAAACAAATTTTTCGTAAATTGTGGGACCACCCACACATTTATGACCATGTGAAAAAATGTGTAGATATCGGAGTTTATGATAACGAAATCTTAACTTGGTACGACAAAAAAGATTTTGATAGAATGGAAAACTGGATTACACACGAAAGAGATTATGATTTCACATATGCAGGCCTAAGACAGGTCATTGACAAATATTTGGTACAAGACAGAAGCACAGGTGAGGTATTTGAAACCCCTCAATTTATGTATATGATGATTTCTGCTACTTTATTTGCCAAATATCCAAGTAATAAAAGGATGAGTTATGTTAAAAAATATTATGACGCAATTTCAAAATTTAAAATCAACATTCCTACTCCCGTTATGGCGGGTGTTAGAACACCTATTCGCCAATATGCTAGTTGTGTGTTGGTTGATGTTGATGATACTTTGCCTAGTATTTTCAGTAGTGATATGGCTATTGGCAATTATGTTGCACAAAGGGCTGGTATCGGTATTAACGCTGGGAGAATCAGAGGTATCAATTCGAGGATTAGAGGCGGTGAAGTCCAACACACAGGAGTTATACCTTTCCTCAAAAAGTTTGAGTCAACAGTTAAGTGCTGTACTCAAAACGGTGTTAGAGGTGGCAGTGCAACGGTTCACTTCCCTATTTGGCACAAAGAAATAGAAGACATTATTGTTTTAAAGAACAATAAAGGGACAGAGGATAACAGAGTTAGAAAATTAGATTATTCAATTCAGTTGTCTAAAATATTTTATGAGAGGTTTATAAATGATGAAGATATTACATTATTTTCTCCACACGAAGTACCTGAACTCTACGAGGCTTGGGGCTCGCCTGAATTTGATGAACTTTATAAAACAGCTGAAAGAAAAACCAGCGTCAGTAAAAAGAAAGTGTCAGCACAATCGTTGTTGTTCGACATGCTTAAAGAAAGAGCAGAGACAGGAAGAATTTATATTATGAACATTGACCATTGTAATACTCATTCTAGTTTTAAAGATAGAGTTTACATGTCAAACTTATGTCAAGAAATTACATTACCTACAGACCCTATTCAACACATTGACGGAGAGGGTGAGATTGCATTATGTATTTTGAGTGCTATCAATGTAGGTAAATTAAACTACCTTGAAGACTTAGAAAGTCTTTGTGACCTTGCAGTAAGAGCTTTAGATGAAATTATTGACCATCAAAGATATCCAGTTAAGGCTGCCGAAGTATCTACAAAGGCAAGAAGAAGTCTTGGTATTGGTTATATTGGTCTTGCACATTACCTAGCAAAACTAAAATTAAAATATAGTGATAAACAAGCGTGGAAAGAAGTTGACGAATTAACAGAGGCATTTCAATTCTATCTATTAAAAGCAAGTAATGAAATTGCAAAAGAAAAAGGTCAATGTGATTACTTCCACCGTACAAAGTATTCAGACGGCATCCTACCAATTGATACTTACAAAAAGGAAGTTGATGAACTTTCAGGCAGAAAACTGTCTATGAAATGGGAACAACTCCGTAAGGATATCAAAGAACATGGGCTAAGACATAGCACCTTATCAGCTCAAATGCCGTCTGAATCTTCTAGTGTGGTTTCAAATGCTACAAACGGCATTGAACCACCTAGAGATTATTTAAGTATTAAAAAATCTAAAAAAGGTACTTTAAAACAAGTTGTACCAGATTATAATAGATTGAAGAACCATTATACTCTTTTATGGGATATGAAAGGGAATGAAGGATATATAAATATCGTTGCAGTAATGCAAAAGTATTTTGACCAAGCAATAAGTGGTAATTGGTCTTACAATCCAGAAAATTATGAAGACAACCAGGTGCCAGTTTCAGTAATGGCTCAAGACCTATTGTCAACATACAAATATGGTTGGAAGACTTCTTATTATCAAAATACATATGACGCTAAGAAAGACCTTGACGAACCAACACATCCAGTTGGTTGGACAGATAATGTAGAAGAGGATAAACCAGCAACATTGCAAGTCGAAGAAGATTGCGATAGTTGTACAATATAGAAAGGTAACTTATGGCATATTTGTGTGTCAATACACCTCATGTTGATGTGTATGTTAAGAAAGAATATCTATATGATGGTAATAGAGGACATGGTGAATTAGTTGAGGGTGTATGGGTAACAGCTAAGTCTATTCAAGGTAGAGCATTATATTTTGAAACATATATTCCTGAATATGGTGCTTTGTATGACAAGTTGCCAATTAGTGCGTTTGTATGGAAAAAAGATTATGAAGGAGAAGTACCTTTAACAGAATTACAGTTATGGGATTGTTTTAGTTATGATATTGCAATTATTGAAAAACAAATGCTTAGTGGCAATCAATGTAAATATTTGTCGTCAAGTAAAAAATGGTATAAGGGTTGGTACATGTTTACAATAGACAATGCTAACTCAACAAATTTAGAAAGAAATATAACTTATAGTGAAGTACCGTCACAACATAAGTCATTTAATATTCTAAAGTTAGAGAACGGCTATTTTGCAGCTCAACCTAACAATAGAGTAATATTCTATGATAAGAGTTATACTCCTAGCGAGTTGAAGTTTCCAGACTTCAATGTGTCCACTAAAGAGTATAGTGTAGAATGTGAACAAAAATGGACAGCAGGTGATGACGATAAATTCTTTTATGATTTAGAGGAGAGAAAAGAGTAATGGCTAAAAGCGTATTCAGTAAAGAAAAAGGACTAGACTTCACAAAACAACCTATGTTTTTTGGTGAGGACTTACAAGTACAACAATATAGTGATATGAAATATCCTATATTTGATAAATTAAACCAACAACAATTAGGTTATTTTTGGAGACCAGAGGAAGTTTCTTTACAGAAAGATAGAAACGATTATCAAGAATTATCTCCTCAACAAAAGTTTATTTTTACTTCTAACTTGAAGTATCAAACTATGTTAGATAGTGTACAAGGTAGAGGTCCATGTTTGGCCTTTTTACCATTTGTATCTAATCCTGAATTAGAAGGCTGCATTGTCACATGGGATTTCATGGAAACAATTCACAGTAGAAGTTATACATACATTATCAAAAATCTATACTCACAACCTAGTGAAGTGTTTGATACAATTATTGAAGATGAAAAGATTGAAAAGAGAAGTAAATCAGTTACACAAACCTATGATGAATTAATTGAATTAGGTTATAGATGGCATTTAGATAAGAGTAAAGTTGACCTTTATGAACTTAAAAAGAAAATGTATCTTGCAATGGTAACTGTAAACATTTTAGAAGGCCTTAGATTCTATGTATCGTTTGCTTGTTCGTTTGCATTTGGTGAACTTAAATTACTTGAAGGTTCTGCTAAGATTATTTCTTTTATTGCAAGAGATGAAAGTCAACATCTTGCAATGTCACAAACAGTTATCAATAACTGGCATGACCGTAATGATGACAAAGATATGTTAAAGATTAGAAAAGAAGTAGAACAAGAAGTTTACAAAATGTATGATGACGCATTACAGGAGGAAAAGCGTTGGGCGACACATCTATTTTCTCAAGGAAGTATGATTGGATTATCAGAAAAACTGTTACACCAATTCGTAGAGTACATGGCGAACAGACGAATGAAAAGTATCGGACTAGAACCAAGATACGAACAAAAATCAAACCCTCTACCATGGGTAGACCATTGGTTGAATTCAAAGGGTACACAAAACGCACCACAAGAAACAGAAATTGAGTCCTATGTTATTGGTGGTATTAAACAAGATGTTAAAAAGGACCAATTCAAAGCATTTAAACTATAATGGAAAAAGCAATCAAAAAGTGTTCCTCATGTGAGACTAAATATACCGTACAATGGGATATTGAAGAGCAAGATTTAGAACCTCTTACATGCCCATTTTGTGGATATGAGGTAGAAAATGAAGAAGACCAACCAGAAGAAGTCTGGACTAACGAAAACGAAGACGACAATTGGGATTGATTATAGTTTAACAAGTCCAGCTGTTTGTTTAGATAATGGAAACTTGATGTTTTATTATCTAACAAATAAGAAAAAGTGGATTGGTCAAATGAGTGAGGATATAATTGGTTATGAACATAAAGAGTGGACTGACCCTATACAAAGATTTACTTACATCTCTGATTTTGTGTTTGACATTATCGGTTCGCTTGTTAATCCTGAAATTTACATTGAGGGTTATTCTTTTGGTTCTAAAGGCCAAGGTCTTTTTCAAATCGCTGAAAATTGTGGCATACTCAAATATAGACTTCTCGAAAAAGGTTACACATATAATACCGTTGTACCAAGCGTTGTTAAAAAAGGTGCTACAGGCAAAGGTAACGCAGACAAAGACATGATGTACGAGGCATTTGTAAAAGAAACTAACATTGATTTGAAACAAATATTTGATACAGAAAAAGTAGGTAACCCTATATCAGATATTGCAGATAGTTATTTTATACAAAAGGTTGGTTATGATAATTATTCCAGATAATAAACTAACTAGTGATGGTTATGCGCCTCATAAATTTATTCATGGGTTTGTAAAACATTGGGAAGATTTAAGAGATGAATGGCCAGATGAAAGTTTATTTAAAGATGAAGGCCACATAAAACCTAGAAAACACGGACAAAGACCACATTTACGAAAGTTTATGTGTTATTCGCCATGGCCTGATAGTCCATATTTTAACCAATATAAAATACGCAGATATCAATTATCTGAAACATGGGATTATTTTGTAGATAAAATTTTTAGTAGTAAAGAATATTCTGATTGGATAAAAGAAACACTAGAAATACCAGACAATAATTTTAAATATAGATTTGATTGGCATTTGACAAAAGGTGGACAAGATGTATCACCTCATGTTGATAGTGCAGGTAAATATGGTAGTCACTTAATATATTTCATGCCAGATGGTTGGGACGATAATTGTGGTGGTCAAACAGTATTTTATAAAGGTAAATTAGTAGAAAATTTAAATCCCGAATTTACAGATTTCAAAGAACATATATCTTATTCAAATACAGGTAATACATCATTACTGTTTAAGAATGTAGAAAACGGTTGGCATGGTGTAACAAAAGTAAATAGTGATTTAAATAGACAAATATTTAATGTGGTAATTTTAAAAAATGATTGAGTTTTGGAATAATGATAAAACTAAATTAGATTGGGCTGTTGAGTACCAAGAGGTGGCTGGTATAAAGTTTAAGTATGATAATTACAATAGATTAATTAAAAAAAGAATGAGTAGTTATTATACAAAAGAACCAAATACCATAAAGTGGCTAAATGAGATGAAAGAAGGTGAAACTCTAATTGATATAGGAGCAAACATTGGTGTTTATAGTTTATATGCAGGCAAAAAAGGTGTTAGTGTTTTTGCATTTGAACCTCATGCACAAAACTTTGCTGATTTAAACACAAACATAGTTATAAATGATTTATCAAGTTATGTTAGAGCGTATCCTGTAGCTTTACTTGATAAACCATTTTCGCCAGAAAAATCATCAATTAGTTTATTATCAATTGTACCAGCACAATCACATAATAATGTGAGTGCCACAGGCCAATATGTACAAGGCACCGTAGTTTTAGATTTAGATAGTTATAATTTTGAACCTGACTATATAAAACTAGATGTAGATGGTTTAGAGGATTTAGTTATTGCAGGCATGACTAATACTTTAAAAACTGTCAAGTCAATATTAGTAGAAGTAACTACTATAGATACACTAAAACCTTTAATAGATTATGGTTTTAAAATAGATGAAAGTATGACTTATAAGTTAAGTGATACTGAAACAAATTATGTTTTAAGGAGATGACATGAAAAATATAAAAGGGTGGCAGTTGCCCAATTGGGACAATCACTATGAAGCCATGTTAACTGAACACAACGGTACATGGCATTATCAAAAAGAACAAAGAGATTTTGCATTAAGTTTTGTAAAAGACTGGAACTTTGCATTAGATATTGGTGGCAATATTGGTTTTTGGTCGCAAGATTTATGTAGAAAATTTAAATCTGTGACAGCATTTGAACCACATCCAGAAAACTTAGAATGTTATAGGGAAAACATGAAAGAGTTTGATAATTGGCACATGGAAGAAGTTGCATTATCAGACCATCAAGAAGAGAATGCTGTTTTATTTTCTAGTCCTGATGAAAGTGGTAATGTAAGTTTACTTGCACATGGAGTTACACATGGCAATTCTATTAGAACTTTGAAAGAAGAACAACTAAACAAAACTTATACAGATGTAAAAATGTTAGATGATTATGTTAGTGAATTTGATGGCAAAGATATTGGTTTTATTAAAGTTGATTGTCAAGAACATGAAAAAGAAATTGTTAATGGTGGACTAGATTTATTAAGTAGGCATAATGCTGTATTGTGTTTAGAATTACCTTGTAGAAATCCACAAGAAAAACAGTACCATGATGATATTGTTAATGTTTTAAGTGGTGTTGGATATGTTAGACGAGGTAACAAAAGAAAAGAAACTATATTTACAAAATGGTCTGATTAAATGTGTGCCATTCACGGTATATTTAAAAGAGATATTACAGCCATTGAAAAGATGGTTGATAAAGCGCACCACAGAGGTCCTGATGGTGATGGTGCTTGGCATGATGACTTCATTACATTAGGTCACAATCTCCTTTCTATTGTAGATGAAGAAGTTAACTCAAAACAACCGTGGATATATGAAAATCTAGTATTAGTTTATAATGGTGAAATATATAATTACAAAGAACTAGGTAAAGAGTTTGATTTAGATACAAATACAGATACCGAAGTCATCATAAAAGGCATAGCAAAATATGGTCATAGTTTTTTAGATAAACTAGACGGCATGTTTGGTCTTGCTTGTTACAATAAAATCACAAAACAATTAATACTAGCAAGAGATAGTAATGGTGTAAAACCAGTTTATTATGGTTTTCATAATCATACAATTCATTTTTCTTCAGAAATTAAATCTTTATTAGAAGTTGGTTTTGAAAGACGAGTTAATAAAAAGGCCTTATCACACTATCACAAACTAGGATATAATTCAGGTTACCTTACTATGTTTGAAGGCATACAAAAGTTAGTGCCTGGTGAAGTTAGAATATATGATGTGATAGAGGGTAATGTTATTGAAAGTAGAAATCTTAATAACTATCAATATAACTTTAAAGGTTTACATTTAGAAGAAGTACAAGAAAGAATTAATAAAAGTGTAAAACAAACTTTAATGGGTCGTAGAAATATTGGTCTGTTTTTATCTGGTGGTATGGACAGCACATCAATTTTATATGAGATGTTAAGTTTAAATGTAAAACCAAAAACATTTACTACAGCATTTGATACGATTGACCCTAATAGTAGATTAAATGAAGATAGTAAAATTGCAAAAGGTTTAGCAAGTGATTTAAAGGTTGAAAATCATGCCTTGTTTCAATCTCAAAATGATTATGTTGACGCATTAGAAGATACTTTTTATGCATTAGAAGAACCTAGACAAGGTAAATCTTTTCCTTCTTATTACAACACAAATAAGTTTTTAGCAAAAAATAATATTACTATTACATTAGCTGGTGATGGTGGTGATGAATTGTTTGCAGGTTATAAACATCATTTAAATCCTGATTGGAAAACAAATATTACAAGACTGTGTGGTAAGAACAAAATATTAAAGAATAATGAACTATCTTGTACTGTAGATGACTTAATGGATTACATGTATGAATGGTTGCCTACAAAACCTATGACAGGTGATAAGTTAAATGATTTTTTATATATAGAGAGTTTAACCAATTTAGCTGAAGATTTTTTTATAAGAAATGATAAGTTAGGTATGGCATTTAGTATGGAAGGAAGATTTCCTTATATGAATAAAACTATTAGAGATTATATTAGAGGTATACCTAGTAAATTAAAAGTACATGAAAAATTTACACAAAATCCTACATTATATAATAAAAAATTACAAAAATCAGCTTACGCAGGAAAATTACCACAATATATTATTAACCATCCTAAAACAGGTTGGAGATTTCCTACAGATGAAATATTAA